GCAACTGGGGGCGAAGGTCGGCGACCATGTGCTAGTTGGCTGGCACGGGTTGGCGCTCGGCGACGATCTTCTGCCCCTCGCGCCGGCCGACCTCGTGCACGGCGAGGATGTCGTAGACCGCGGTCGGCGTCGCGGCCGGGTCGGCGCTCGACGGGAACACGACGCGGTCGCCGGGGTGCAGGTCCGCCGTCTGTGCCGAGTACCGGATGCCGATCTCGACGAGCTCCTTCGCGGTGATCTGCGGAATTGCGAACTGCTCGGTGCCCCGCACCGGGCCGACCGAGGCCCACCGCGTCGCAATGTTGGACCAGGTGTTGACCGGCTCGCCTGACGGCGTCAGGTCGCTGCTGCGCCGTTGCAGGATGATGCGGCGGTCTAGGCGGCCCGCGCGCATGCGCCCACAGCCTCCCAACACGCGCCGGACGCCATCTCGGCCGCGCTCCACTGGCACCAGGCGAGACGGTGCGCCCAGGCCGTTCGGTCAGGCGTCGGCGGCATGGCGAGCTCGTGCCCCGCCACCTCCCAGGCCATCGAGCCGCGGTCCATGGCGACCGTCGGCACGCCGGCAAGCACGGCGTCGACGCCGATCGTCGAGTTGAACGTGACCACACACCGCGCGTCGGCTAGGTCGTCCTCGAGCGAATGCGGCGGCTCCTCGACGTTCGGGTGCGGGCGGTATCGAGCCCAGAAGCCTTGCGCCTGCAACTTGTCCCTCGCGGCACAGCAGAAGGCGTCAATGTTGACCGCTGCCACCGCCATGTCGGACGGCACCTGTCCGCACACCAGGGCGTAGCCGTCGGGGCGCTGCCGCCAGGGCTGCATCACGTGCGCGAAGTGCCGTCCCCACCGCGACGGATCGTTGGGCGGGACGCGCCACTCTGCGCGGCCCGCGAGGCCACCGCCAAACGACACGCTCGCCCAATCGTGGACCGAGCCGAGGTAGGCGCGCTCGAGGATGCAGACCTGGCCGCCGGCGCGCTTCTGCTCCTCGATCCAGTCCTGGCGCAGCACGCCCCACAGCACGAGCAGATCGCATGGCTCGGGCGCGCACGACAGCGCCACCTTGACACCATGCCGGCGCAGCCCTTGGGCGAATACCGCGCCCCAGAGCTCCTGATGCCGGTAGCCCGGCCGGGCGACGACCGCGGCCCTCAAGGATCGATCCTCCAGCACTCGCTGACGTGCTCGCGGGGCCCCTTCACCCAGGTCACCCGCGATGGGTGGAACCACTCGCGGAACAGCCGGTCCCACTGCTCATAGGGCCGGCAGTTGATGTGCAAGTTGTCGCCGGCGCTGTTGTGCGAGGGGCGATTGTTGGCCGTCAGCATCACGTGCCGGCGCGCCACCCGCGCGAGCTCGCGGCACGCCAGCTCGTCGTCGCCGGGCAGCAGGTGCTCGATCACGTCGAACATGGTCACGACGTCGAAGTTGTCGTCGTTGAAAGGAAGGGCGTGCACCTCGGCCCTCACCACGCGACCGCCGTTGATGAGCGCCGGCACGATCTCCGTGCCCAGGACCGGCCAGAAGCCGAGGGCATCGGCGTGGGCGAGCATCTCGCCGCGGCCACAGCTCACGTCGAGGTAGGCGCCCCGGCACGGCAGGGCCTCAAGGTCGCGCACAGCATCCGCCATGCGCGCCTCGCCCATGCGATAATTCTGCATCTCGTAGCTGCGCACGTACTTGGCGTGCTCGGCGGCGCGGGCGTGGTCTAGTACCATCGGTCGAGCTTCCAGGGTGAAAGCAGAGTCCAGCGGGCGTCGAAGTTGCGGCCGCCGTTCAGGTCCGGCGTGCCGCGCATATCGAAGGCGTCCGACACCGCGAACATCAGCGCGTGCACGATGTCGGCGGGCACGTCGTCCTGCGCCCAGCCGGCCGTGAAGTGCACCGTCACCGGCGCAGGGCGGTCGAGCTCGGCGCTGGGCCAGGATGCCCCCGCCGTCGGCATCACCAGGCCGCCGTCGTCGCCGCGCAGGTCCTCCATATAGTCGGTGCCTGCCGGGCTGCCCGACGACAGGCCCCGCAGCGTCAGCAGCCCGGCGCGCCGGTCGACCTCGATCTTCTCGACCGAGACCGTCTTGCCGCGCGGCAGGCGGATGCGCTGGTAGATATCTTGTGGGAAGTCGCGCAACACCCACCGATGTCCGCGCGAGAAGATCGTGCGGTGCGTGGCGCCCTCGGCCCAGGAGATGGCCGCGAGCAGATAGGTGGCAATGAGCGCGTCCTCGTCGGCCACGTCGACGCGCATGTGCTGCTTCAGCGCCGCCAGGTCAATCGGCGGCGGCGAGCTGTCGAGCGGGTCTACGTCCAGCCGGATCGGGCAGAGCATCGTCGAGGCTCACCTTCAGGAAGCACTGCAGCGCCGAGTCCGGCGTCGCATTGAGGATCGTCACGCCGGCGGGCAGCTGGCGCGCGGCGCGGTCGAAAAACGGCACGTAGCGGATCGGGTCGACGTTGTTCAGCGGCGACGGGTGCGGGCCGAAGAAGTGCGAGCCCTGCATGTTGAAGCCGACGAGGACGATCGGCGAGGCGCCGAACAGCATCGCCAGGTTGATGCCCACGAACCCGGAATTGGCGCCGTAGTGGATCAACGCGGGGTCGGTCGAGAAGCCCTCCGCTGCCTTGCCATTGACAAGGTGCAGGCCGTAACGGTCAGCGGTCGCCAGCTTCTGGTTCGAGCCGCCGTCATGGGTCGACCATTTCTCGCCGGCGAAGTCTGGGCAGCCGCGATGCAGGTCCCACCAGAGCGTATCGCATGCATAGAGCACATCGGCCCAGGGCAGGCGCCGATAGGCGTCCTGAACCGCGATTGTCGGCCAGCCCCTGCAGCGCTCGGCGACCGCTGGCGTAAGCGACGGCCCGGGGGCCGCAACCACGCACGTCTCACCCGTCCAGCGCGGACTTATCCTCTGGGGCGCGGCCGAGATCCTTGTCCTCGGCGTCAGGCCGCTTGACGCCACGGGAACGCGGGCGCGCGGGCGTCTCGGGCAGGTCCCGCGTCTCGATTGTGCCGTAGCCCTCTTTCTCCGCCCGGTGCGCTATCTCGGACGGCTGGTGCTGCGGGATCTTGTAGGTGCCCGGCGTCAGCATCTCGTCGCGCGAGCGCCCCATCGGCCGGTAGTACCAATTCTTGTGCAGTACGAGCACTTGCTGCTTCATGGTCGCTCCTCACAAGGCGAAGGGCGCCCGATCGAGGCGCCCCCTACCGTCACGCTTACGTGGTGCGAATGAACTTCGCGGCGTCGTTGTTGTAGACGTGCCCGCCCTCGCGACGGCGGACGTAGAACCGCACGAACCCGATGTTTGTCACATTATCCCGGGTGATGCGCAGGCCGACGCGATCGACCAGGATGTAGGCGCGGCTCCAGTCGCCGATCGCGATCGGGAAGGCGTTGGTCGCGACGTCCGGCATGTTCTCCCAAGTCTCGTGCGGGTAGCCGAGCAGCCGCTCGGGCTGGCCCATCGCAAGGCCGGGCTGCCACAGGTAGTGGCCGTCCGATGCCTTCAGCCGACGTACCGCGCCCATGGTGAGGCTGTTCATGATCCACGTGGCGTTGGCCCGATACATGCTGTTGAGCGTGTACACCGCGGTGATGAGCGGGTCAGCCGTAACCTGCGCCGGCGTGCCAGGCGAGTCGATGTATTGGTAGGCGGCCGCGGCCCTGAGTGGCGAGGCGAAGTCCGGCGTCAGCACCGGCGTGGTGTTGAGCATGCCCGTGGGCTTGGTGACGCCATTGCCCGAGATGACCGCGATGCCCTCCTCCTGGGAAAATTCAGCTGCCACCTCCTCGGCGAGCCACTGCTCGACGTTGAAGAAAATGTCGTCCAAGGACCATTCCGAGGCCTGCGGATAGGCGTAGAGCTCGCCCTGTGTTGGCGTCACCTCGCGCAGGCGCGGTGTGAGCGTGGCGGGGCGCGGACCCAGCTCGCCCACCCAGCCCGAGCTGCTACCTCGCAGGGACACCAGCGCCTTGTAATCCGACGTGCCGACCGTCACGACCTTGACCAGGCGACGCACCGGGGAGAAGCGCAGCTCGAGACGCTCGATCTCGCGCCGAATTTCCTCCGGCACCGCGAAGCCACCGCCGGCTGGCGTGCCGATGGTCACGTCCTTCGCCTCCCACATCTTGCGCTGCAGGTCCTGCAGCTTCTGCTCATCGTTGGGAGACTGGCCCTTGTTGCGCACCCAGTCGACGAACGCGGCCTTGTATTCGTCGGCGCGCTTCTTCTGCGGCGTGCGGCCCGGCTGCGATGCGCGAGCCTCGAGGTCCTCGAGGCGCTCGCGCTGCAGCTTCTGCTCGAGCTCCAGCGTCTTCCTGAGGTCGACGAGATCCGAGACGCTCTTCTCGATCTTGGCGAGCTTCGCGTCGAGCTCGGCGGCCAGCGAGGTGTTGCCGGACTGAACGGCCTTGATCCGCTCGTCGTTGGTCTCCTTGTAGGCCTCGAAGGCCGTTGCGATATCGGAGATCGCCTTCTTGATCTCCGCGAACGTCGGCATGCCGGACATGGTTTGCTCCTCGTTGCCGGATGCTTCACCGAATGACGCGCAGCAGCTTGTTCAGCTCGTCGAGCATCAGCCCGCCGAGGATTCGCTGCCCGTCGCTCAACTCCGGCACGGCATCGTCCAGACGCGTGTGCTCCGGCTCTCCACCGTCACGGTGGAGCCTGCGGAAGACCGAGACGGCCGCCTTGGCCTGCCTCCACGAGAACCCTTCGTCACGAAGGGCGGCCTCCATCTCGCGATCGTCCAGCACGAAGGCCTTCGCGCTGGTCACCCGGGCCCTTGGATTGGCCGGGAATGTCACAAGCGACACCTCGACGAGGTCGAGATTGGTGAGCGTCCGGTCGGGCTCGCCAGGCTTCGTGCCGCGGCGGAACTCGCGCGTGCGGAACCCGATCGAAAGGCCGTCGAGCACGCCCGCCTTCAGCGCCTCGTAGATCTGCTGCCCGCGGTCGGTGGCCATGGCGAGCAGGTGGCCCTCGACGCGCAGGCCCTTGCTGTCCTCGCGCATCATGGTCCACTTGCCGACAGGCACCAGGTCGTCGGCGCCGCCGAGGAACCCGCCGCCGTGCTGCAGCAGCATTGGCGGCAGCTTGCCCTCGGCCTTCCACTCCTCTAGCGTCTGCGCGAACGCGCCGCGCTCGATAACGTCGCCGTAGTGGTCCTCGTTTCCGAAGTAGGCGCCATAACCGGCCAGCGTGCCCGTCTTCTCGTCAGCGTCGTCGAGCTTGATCTCACAGAAGCGCGCGGCCAGGCGCTCGAAATCGCCGTCGAGTCGCTTACGCTGCATTCCGGACATCCTCGTCGCCCTCGTCGTCGTTGGCCGGGTCTTCGGGCTCGGCCGGCGCACCTGGCTTGGTCGTCTGGCCCGACGGCCCCTGCTCCCAGTAGCCCTCGCCGCCCGAGCGCGGATTCATGCCTTCCTGCTCACGCCACTCGTTGGCGTTGATGACGCCGGCCTCGCGTTGGATCTTGAGGCCCTCCTGGCGGGTCTTGAAGTCGCCGCGCAGCGTGCCCTCGAGGTTGAATCGTATGATCACGCCGTCGCGCCGGTCCTCGTCGGTGAGCAGGTCCCGCTCCATCGCGGATTCAAACATGCGCACGTAGGGCAGCACGACCTGCGACACGAACGAGATGTTCTGGTGCTCGACGTTGTTGAAGGTGCCCTTGCTGAGGTCACCGACCAGGTGCGGCGGCACGCCGAAGGCGCCGGCGATCACCGTGCGCTGGTACTGCCGCGTCTCGAGGAACTGCGCCTTCTCGTTCTGCACCTCGATCGGGTCGCCGACCTCGATCCCCTTGGGCAGGAGCATCGCCCGGAACCGCTCGCGCCGGCCGTAGGCCTTATGCACGTCGTCCACGAAAGCCTTGCGCTCCTCGTCGGTGCGATGGCCCTGATTGCCGGGCGCGTACTTGAAGATCATCCCCGGCATGGCGCCATTGGCGAACAGCGACGAGCCCATGCGCTCGGCAGCGATCTCGAGGGCGATCGCCTCGCGCACATCCATCACCGGCGAGTTCCCGCAGACGAAGTCCCGCGCCGGGCCGCGCGCGTGCAGCATCTGGTTGGGAGTGTAGACGCGCTGCGCGCCATTGTGCTGGCTGACCCGGAACGTCACGGCGAGCGTCTCGTCGTCCTGCTTGATCTCAACGTCACCTGGCGACAGCGGCAGCAGCCGCAGGATCGGCCCCGTGACGCCGCGGCCCTTGAAGGCGTAGAACCGGCCCCAGCGCACGAGTGCGCTGGCCGCGTCCTGCCACCACTCCACCGATCCTTGCCAGTCGTTCGGCCTTCCCAGCAGCCTCTGTACCGGGTGGCTCGGCAACGGTTCCTTGCGAGCTCGGCCTCCACTCTCGGTCTTGCGCATCACGTGCACCGGAAGCGTCGCGACGCGCCTTGAGACGGCCGTGACGATGGCGTGCACCGTCGGCGACTGCATCGCCGTATCGGGGGTCACCACCACGCCCGAGGCCGTCTCGTGCAGCGCCTCGAGGCGCTTGATCAGCGTGTCGAGGCTGATGCCTTCCGACCCGTTGGCCTTACGCGACCAGCCGATTTCGAAGGGGCCGATCCTCATGCCGCGATCAGACGCCCCTCGACGAAGCCGCCGGCCTGCGGATTCCGGGCCATAAGCTCGACGCAGTTGAACGCGGCCATGAGCGGATCGATCTTGGCGACGCCCGAGGCCTGCTTCGTCACCGTCACGGCGTTGCCCCTCGTCTCCACCTTCGCGTTGCCCACGACCCACGCCATCAGCGCGCTGCCATCGTGCCGGAGCTCGCCTCGCGCCAGCCGGCGTTCCGCCGTCTTGACGCGCGTGTTGAGGCTCAGCGCGCCCTGCCGCAGCCCGATCACGCTCCCGTTCTCGCCATCGGTGAAGCCGGCGTTCACGAGCGCGTCGAGGATGTCGGACACGCCGGCGGGGTCGACGCCGATGCCTTCCTTCTCCGGCAGCAGGCCCGCGCGCTCGAGGCGTTGGGCCACCTCAACGACGCCGGCGATGTCGGCCGAGGAGTCGTCGGGCACGATGTCGAGCGTGCCCTCGTTCTTGAGGTCGAGCAGCCGCGGCGCGATCTCCTTGCGCCGCTCGAGCACGCATTCGTGCGCCCAGGCCCGGGCCCACAGAAGCCAGCGCCTGGTGCCTCGCTCGCGGCCGATCACCGCGACGCCCAGGAGGTCGTCGAGGCCGCCGCCGTCGACGCCCAGCACGGCCACCTCGCAGCGCTCGATCAGCTTGTCGATCGTCAGCCCCTCGAGCGCCGTCGCCTCCCAGAATGCGGCGCCGGCCCAGCCGTCAGTCGACAGCCCCACACCGATCTCAACGTTGAGGTGCTGCGAGGCGAACAGCGCCAGGTCCTCAGGCCCCTTCTCCTCGGCGTCGACCATCTCGCGCTCGAGAAAGGGCGGGTCGACCGAGCGCCCCAGGTTCGGGTTGACCAGCGGCCAATACCGCCGCTGCTTCCAGGCGCCGCGCTTCACCAGCTGCTCGGGGAGCTCGTAGAGCACAGGCAGCAGCGGTAGCGAGCGCCTGCCGTCGCGCACCGCCCGCGCGCGCATGAGCTCGGTGCGGAACACGCCCGCCGGCGGCGACTTCGACTGGGTGGTGATCTGCATCAGGAACCCGTCGGGCCTGGCGGCCAGCGCGCCGCGCAGCTCCACGAACACCTCGCGCGCCTTCGAGTGCGCGGCGAACACGTGGGTCTCGTCGATAAGCGTGGCCGTCTGCTTGCCGCCGGTGATCACGTCGGTGTCAGCCGCCTTGATCTGGATCCTCGCCCCGGAGACCCGGTGCGTGATCATCCGAATATTGCGCTGCTGGTGAAACAGCTTGTCGAGGTGCTCGTCGGCCCGGATCATGCCCGACGCCTGGCCGAAGGCGATGTCGGCGATCTCCTTGGTCGGCGCGATGAGCAGCAGCTCGGCCAACGGCCGCCGGTTCATGATGAGCGCGGTCACCATGACGCCGGCGGCGCCCGTGCTCTTCGAGTTCTTCTTCGGCACCAGCAGGAACAGCTCGCTGATCATGCGCCGGTTGGTCGAAGCGTCGTAGGCGCCGAAGATGGCGGCGACGATGTCGCGGAACCAATCGCCGATGGCGTCCGCGAACCGCGGCATGCCCGCCACGTCGGGGATGCGCAGGCGGTTGAAGATCCGCACGGCGCGGTCTGCCTCCTCGCGGAAGAGCGGCAGCGCGGGCACCAGCGGCCGCCCGGCCAGCAGCCGATCCTCCCAGTCAAGGCAAGACGTGTTCCACGCGTCCATCAGTTGAGCGGCCTGTCAGGCGCGCGCAGGTCCTCGCCCCATTCGCTTCCCTCGCCGCCGACGTGCTGAGCAGCTTCGGCCGCCGCGGCCTTCTTACCGAGCTTCTCGAGCTTGGGCGCCGGGGCTGGCGGCTTCTCGAAGTCTGAAGCGGCGCCGGCGACGCGGATCTCGTCGAGCAGTCGGCGCAACGCACTCGCGTTGCCCTTGCGGGCGTTCTTCCAAAGCAGCGCGTTCGCTTCAGCCTCGCGGCGAGCTCGACCGTGCAGCAGCTCGTCCGCGAAATGCTTGGTCAGCGTGTCGCGCGCGCAGCCGATCGCGCTCGCGATCACGTCTTGCGACTTTCCGCACGCGATCAGCTCCTCGACCTTGCGTCGGATCGCTGTGGTGGGCTTGAAGGGCGGCCGCCCTCGCTTCCTGGCCATGCTTTTCTCGGCAATGCCAACGCGTTAGGCGTGAATCGCGCCCGCATCGAAAAAATCGCGCGCGTGAGAGCCCGCGTCGGTCCCTGGGGCCACCGACATTTCTTTCACCCCTCCCCGGGGTGCTTATTGCGCTGCTGGGCCTCGCGGGCGCTCTTCGCGTCGTGGCAGGGGCGGCAGATGGGCTGCCAATTGTCCATGTCCCAGAACAGCGTCATGTCCCCGTTGTGCGGGATGATGTGGTCGACCTGAGTGGCCAGGGTCGCACGCCCCTGCTGCTCGCATGGTCTGCACCATGGGTGCAGCTCTCGGTAGCCGCGGCTTTCCTTGTCCCACGCGCTATCGTAACCACGGGCACGCGCGCTGCGGCGATCCTGCCCAGCATCACGCAGCATGGTGGGCACGCGAGCGGTTGACGGTGCCCGCAGGCGTGGGGCGAGGGTACGGAGGCGGGCCATCATGTCTGCTTGTTGGGCACCCAGTAGGTGAGCACGCCGACCACCGCAGCGACGAGCTCGGGGGTGATGAAGCTCAACCCGAACTTTGTGGATAGGTACTGCCCAGCCCAGGCCACCAAGCCGGCCACCCAGGCCTTGTCCGATTGCGTGAACATGCGACCTCTCACACGAGAGAGGCCGCGCTGGTTCGCAGCGCGGCCAGTTGAGGGAGGAAACGCCCAAGGAGGGCACCCCCCGGCCCCCATCATGAAGGCCGGAAGCTCGATTGCGCACGGTATCGATCGGTGCGATTCGTCTGGAGGCTGAGCTTGCTTTCTTTCTGGGCATGGCGAGATGGGCCGCCATCGCCACATTTCTCGCCGCTCTTGACCGGCCGTGCTACAAGCTCAAGCGGCGCCGGCTGCCGGGTGAGTGAGGTGGAAGATGGAATTTGAAATCCCATATTTTGGATATACGTTTGTATTTGGCGCGAGAAATGAACAGTCATTGAAGGCATTGTTGATAGTAGGCCTGCTTCTCGCAGGCTTGAGCTTTGTGACGTTTCTCGTGTTCGCATTCAAGGACGCGAGGAAGTGGCGGTCAGCGGCGATTCGAACCACCCAAAGCTGCCTGGTTATAGTGCTCTGCATTGCCTTGTATTCTGCCTATTTATTTGGAATCAATTCGATACTATTATTTTTAATCACCGGAGGAGTACTACTTCTGCTCGTCCATCAATACCGTTTAGATAAAGAGCGAGAGGCCTACCCGTTCGCCATGTATGCGATACTGAAGTACTTTGAAGCGGGTCAAGAGTTTTTAGGAAGAATTAAAGGCGACCCGGCAATTCCTTCATCCCCGAACGAGGCGGGATACGAGCAACTTACGTTGCGGCAACATTTTTTTCCATATTTGAAGTCACTAGATAAGGACTGGCCTGCTTATGCGATTTTTCTCCGCAGCTTTGCAACCGAAGGCGAAGGCGCCCTTATTTGGCGGGAGGCAAGCCGGGCGGAACTAATTGTCCAAAAAGAACTTAAGGAGTGCTTTGGTGATAGGTTGCCGTTCATCGCTGTAGGAACGGGTGATGTGATGCGAGGAGCATCCAGAATCATGCTGTGGGACACGTTAAGCAAGCACTGGGTCATGCATGTCACGAGCCTACTTGTGGGCGCGGAGCTGATTGTTGTGAGCCCGTTTTTTTCCAAGGGAACGGTAAAAGAGTTTAAAATTGTCTTGGACAACTTCCCAGAGAAAGCAGTGTTCTTTGCGCCAGAAAAGCAAGGGTGGTTAGGATCAGAGGGGGACGGAATTGATCGAGATGTGCTACGGCGTATTCTTGAAGTGTCGGAAAGAGAAGTACCGAAGATTGAGGGTGGAGAAGCTTTAATTTGGCGATATGCCAAAGACGGTTCGCTCTTACAGTTTTCAAGCTTACGGGAGGCATTTGCGAGCATACCAATGGAATTCAGAGAAGTGAAAGATTCCGAATATTACTTGAGCGAAATTGGAAAGCTATTGGAAGAAAAAGGGAAGTAGTGGGCGTGCCATGAATGTATCGCCAGAGCACACTATGTTTTCAGCGAGTACGGTGGCGTACCTGGTCCCCAGCCAACCAGAATGTATGAATAATACGAACACTAACCCACCGGCCACGTAACCACGGCAAAAGCGCCAGGCAGGGCCGTCTGCCCAACGCTTGCCGCCTAGGTCCGCGGCAGCCCTCAACGGATGATTTTCGCTCGGAATGGCTCAGAACTTGAGCATCACGCCGACGCGCCCGACGGTCGAGCCGTCGTCGCCCCACTCGAAATAGCCATCGGCGTGGCGGTAGTGCAGGACCTCGGCGCGCACGGCCAGGTTGGCAACGTCCTTCTCGACCCCGCCGCCCACCACTAGGCCCTTGCGGAAGCCGTCGGGCACGACGTCGCCCGTGGCCTCGGCCACGCCCGCCGTGCCGTACAGGAACGTTCCAGGAGCCACGAACAGACCAAGCCGGCCGCGAAGCGAGGCAACACCGTCGTCGAGGCGCGCGTCTCCCAGGTCTCGGATGACGTAGTCGGCCTCGACGCCGAGGCCCAGCACGGCGCTGCGCCAAAGGTACCCGGCGACGATGCCGCCCTGCCAGGTCTCGCTGTCAAAGTCGTACCCGCCCACACCCCCGATGTACCAGTTGTGGGTCTTGTAGTCGGGCTCGGCAGGCGCCGGCGGCGTGTACTGCGGCGTATAGATGGGCTGTTGCTGCTGCGGGGCGGCGATCCTGCCCTTGCGGGGAGGGTCGGCGGCGTAGGTGGCGCAGGCGCTGAACGCGAGCGCGGCGGCGAGCGCCAGGTAGGCGAGGACGATACGCATTTGGGTTTCCTCCTACTGCGTTAGTCGGGCGACGAGGTGGATCGCGAGGATGACGGCCGCCAGCATGGCGCCGCCGAACATCATGCGGTCGCCTACCGACCAGCGGCGCCAGATCGCGGCGTAGTCATAGGCGGCCCTGCTCACAGGCCGATCAGCTTGCGGGCGGCGTCGACGTTGCCGGTGAGCAGCAAGACGAGGAGGGGCAATAGGAGGCCAATCATCGCCTTGAGCCACTCGCTCGGGCTCACCGTCTTGGCGAGCGTCGTCTCGATCGCCGTGAGCCGCTGGTCGATCCGCGCCAGGTCCGAGGCGATCCGGTGCAGCAGCCAGTCCCGCGTACCATTCGGATCGCCGCTCCCGGCCACGCTCCGCCAGCTCCCGCCACACGTCCGTCATGCTGCCTCCAGCCATTCGAGCGGCAGCACGGCCTTGGCCCGACGCCCCAGGATGGCCAGGGCCACATGCGCGCCCTGTTCGTCGATGGCGTCGAGGCGCACAACCCAGTCGCGCCAGCCGCCGGCCATCACCCGGACCTGGTCGCCGGCAACAAACGCGCGGTGCACAGGCACGCTTTGATCGTGCGGCACGGGGCGGCCGTCGTCGGCCATCAGCCGCTCGATCTCGCCCGGCGCCAGCGGTACCGGCACGCCGGCCATGCCGAGGATGCCGCGCACGAGGTTGGCGAGCGGCCAGTTCGTAAGGTCCGGCCAGTCTGGCGGAACGATGCGCGCGAAGACGTAGCCGGGGAAACGCGGATATTCGGATTCGGTGGATTTGCGCCGGAGAAAACCCGAGCGCCATTTCAGCTCGACGGGCAGAAATACAGCCCGGCCCGAGTCCGTCAGCGCTTTGCGCGCTGGAAACTCGAGCCCTGCTCCGCAGCGCAGAATATACCAGGCTGCGCCTTTGGCGGAGTGCTCCGGCGCCCCCGTGTTTGTGTAATTGCCCTTGGGGTGCGCACCGGCTGTTGCGAGATTTAGTGCAGCGTCCGGCATTTCGTCAACCGCGGTTTTGCGAATTGCGCGTCAGAAGCCGCGAGGGGACGCGCAGATCGGCCCTACCCGAGTCACCTCTCGGACGACCCGGCGCCCCTCGCGGTCCCCCTGTCCGCCGCAGACAGAGCTTCAGGCCGCGTCCGGGAGGTCCGGCACGGGCGGGGCCGCATAGTCGGCCCTGTCGCTGCGGTTGGCGGGCTTGGCCTTGTTGCGCGAGCCCCTCGGCCTGCCGGGGCCGCGCCGAGTCTCGGCGTGGCCGTTGGCTCCGTTGGCTCCGTTCGCCGCGCGGGTGCTGCCGTTGAGCGTGCCGTCGGCCCTGACCGCGGGCTCCGGCACGTGCGACTGTTGGGCCGCCTGGCCGAGCGGCGTCTCCGCGAGCAGGCCGAGCGCTGCGCGGCAATCGTCGAGGCTCTCCTCGTGCTGGCGCTGCTCCTCGCGCTGCACGTTGTCCCAAGCCGCTTCCTTGGCGAGCTGCTTGACGACCTTCGGCCGCACGCCGCACTTGTCCCAGGCGGATTCGGCGAGCTCCTTCGCCTCCCACTTGAGGTCCTGGATCTGCGCGTTGATGGCCTTGTGGCGCTCGACAATGCGCGTTAGGTGCTGCTTTTCCTGCGGCGTCATGGTGCGGTACTCCTCTGCACTACGAACTTCCATTCATGCAGCACCGCCGCACGCGGCACGCCTCGCTCCCTCGCTTCCCGCCCAGCCTCGTCCAGCACGCGACGGCTGGCCTCGTCGATTCTGCCGCCCTTCCAGCGCGTGCGCGGCGGCACAATATCGGCCGGTTGTCCTCGAGCGCGGGCAGCGCGCTGCCACCAAACGCGTCGGCGGTGCTCGCGAGCGCATTCCCTCGAGCAGTAGCGGCTCGCGCCTCCGCGCTTCGGAAACGGCTTGCCGCACAAACGGCACGCCGTGCCGACCAGACCGACTATGTCGGGATAGCCGGGAAGGCTGGCAAGGAACTCAGCCACGTCATCCACCGCAAGTCCCGCGCATTGACGCGCGATGTCGAGGAATGAGCTGTCGCCCTCGTTCCAGAGCCGGCAGATCTTGTAGGCCTGGTGCCTGCTCGGGCGGGCCATTTGTTGCCTCCTTCAACTGAGCTTCGAGCATTTTGAGAGCAATTTTCTTCCGGCCGTTCGAAATTTTCCTTTGGCGCCAACGTGCCTTAGACCTCGCCCAATAAGTCCTCCTCATAAGTGAAGTGTGAGATGAGAATCATCTCACCGATGAAAGTCAGACCCTTCGAGAAGAGATTCGCCCGAATACCCCCGAACATTTTGGGCGAGGTTTCCCGGCCCGGTTTTTTTGGGCTCTGCGAGGCACCACTTGTGCGCTTTGCCTTCGCCTTCGCTTTCGCGCAGCACCAGCCCATGGACCTGCAGCTCCTCCAATGCTCGCCTCACCGTCGTCGTCGGCAGATCGACGGCGAGGCTGACCTCGGTCGTCGTCAGCCATTGAGCGGCCCTGACGTTCGGATAAGTTTCGAGGCGGTCCCTGAGCACGCGCCATGCCTTCAGTCGGGTCGGCGGCACGCTATCGAGCGCAACCTTCTCGATGATCTGGAACGCGCGCCGGCGGCTCACGCCGATGGCGCATAGCCCAGCGAGAAGCCGTTCCACCGTGAGGCCAAGGCGCGACGGGCCCTCGACGCGGAAGACGTTGAGGATCTCCCGACCGTAATGGTCGCGCTCAACGCCCGCCCGCAGCCGCACGGCAAGCCAAGCTGTATCGTTGAGGCGCTTCTTCTCGGCCGCGTTGAGCGCGCGCGGGTCCTTGAGCTTGCCGAGGCCGGCGAACAGCCCCGAAACGGCATCCGCCAGCTCAGTCTTCATGGTGCCGTCGAAGTTGCCGGCATGCTCAAGCGCGCGGTAGAGCTGGGCCTGCGCGCTGTCGGCCAGCCGCAGCATCACGAAGCGCTCGCCCATCTGCACCATCACGCCGTGATGGGTGTCGATCGCCTCGGTGACGCCAATGATGACGCCGACTTTGCCCTTCCATTTGTACTCGCGGCCGCCGTCGGACCCGGTCGACCGCTTCCACTTGCCGTCGTAGACCTCGCGCAGCGCCGCCAAGATCTCCGCCATCGTCTCGCGCCGCATCGCGAGCACCGTGGTGAAGTCCTTGAAGGTGATGATGCCGTAGGCGCCGATTTGGTTGAGGATGCCGCCCTTGGCATCGACCTCCCGGCTCTTCTTCGGCGTGGCCGAGAGCAAGCCGGCAGGCGTCAGCGAGCTCGCCTCGTGGATGTCCGGCAGGTGCGCCACCGCATCGAGCAGTTCGGTCTTCGAGGTGGATGGCGGCGCCACCAACGCGAGCCACACGGGCTTGCCCGGCAGCCGGTTCGCGGCAATCGTGCCGAGCATGGCGAGCAGCGGCATAGCCCCGTCGCGCCCCATGTAGAGCCAGCGGCGGAAGACGCGGACGACCTGGGCGATGTTCAGCGTCGGCCCGGCGTACGGCGGCGCCTCAATCTCGGGCGGCTCCGGCGCCGGGTCCTTCGGCACCTTCCCCTTGCGTTTGGCCCCCTTACCCCATCCCAGGCTTGCCGGTTCGACGCCCATCTGCCGGCACAGCCACTGTGCGGCCTCCGTTGCGTCGTCGGCCGTGCCGTATTTGAGCACCGCATCCACCGCAGAGAGCCCGCGCTCCTCGCCGTGGTCGACGATGCCGTCCGGGTGATAGCTCAAGTCCTCTTCGAGGCTGCGGCCCAGATCCGCGCTGCTGACGCGCCACGCTCCAGTCGCCTGCTTCTTGGCCCGCGGGTGCAGCAGCGGCACCCATCTGTCGAGCCAGGTCAGCGCGCTCGAGTTGACGTTGACGAAGAAATCGCCGCCGCTCGGTGCGGCATGGCCGTTGCCTCTGGCCGGCCTCTCCTGCGCGCCTGCGGCCGCCGCCAGCGCCGCCAGCGTTCGAGGCGCCTTGCAGATCTCGCCCGCGCTACCCTCAACCTGGTTGCCGGTGACGGTGAGGTAGCGGCCCCACGTGTAGACTTCGACGCCGATGGCGTCCTTTTTGATGACCGCCCCTTCGTATTTGCCGAGCGCGAACAGCCGCACGCCTTCACCCGACGGACTCACCTCAGCATAGGTCTCCGCGAACCCCAGCACCTCAGCGGCGAGCGGCGAGAACGAGCCTGAGTCCGTGACGCAGTGGTCGAGGTCGATGCCGGTGATGTTGTCGTCGCGGCTGATGACGTAGCCGACGCCGGCAAGCCGGCGCATCATGGCGGCGCCGGCCGCCTGCTCGAATGTGCCCCAGTTCGCGGGGTTGGTGGCGCCCCCCTTCGCCATGCGGCCGGTGTGAGCTGACAGAGGCGGCTTGTCCCACTTCTGCTTCTTCTCGTTCCAGACGTAGTCCCAGCAGATCCACTGGCGCCGGGCCTTGAGCGGCTCGAGCGCAGCCGGCAGCGGCTTGGTGACATCGAAGCGATATGTCGGCTTTGCCGGCTGCATGGCGGTTACTCACCGCCAGGCTTCATCCTGGCCCGCGCCGCCGCGAGCACGCGGTTCACAGGCTCCGAGATGTGCTCAGGTCCCCGGTCACCTCCAGCGCGGGCGTTGGCGAGCATTTCCTCGAGCAGGCCGACACCAGGTTGCGCAGCTGCGTACGCGGTGTGCGCCTTGGCCAGGTCGACCTTGTGCCCCTCGTTGCGTGCGACGTTGATAAAGTACGCGATCTCATAGGGCGCGAAGCTGAAGTATCCGGGCGCTCCGACCATCTTCTTGGCCGCGGCGTCCACGACGTTGCAATCGTTGCAGATCAGTGTCGGCTGGAATCTGGCGAGAACGACGTAGGCGGCGCCCGCGCCGGCGCCCTCAAGGCCGGGCTCAAAATCGTGGAAGTGGTCGTGATGTGAGACTATCGCGCACAGCAGGTTGCCGTTCTTGTCGAGGCGCGCGATCTCCGCCTTTGATCGACCGCATGCCGGGCACCGCCAGTAGATTCCGACCTTCGAGAAGCCGGCTACATTCCCGGTTCCTCGTGCCCCCAGGGTCTCGATGAGCGACCGCAGAAGCTCCTCGTTCTCCAACGCCACAATGTCGCCGCCCCCGGCAGGCATAGGCTCCCTCATCACAACGCAGCGACTGCCTTCCACGGCCCGGCGCGCACCCCGCTCGCCGGGCCTTCCCGTCTACACGCGAGCCCGCGGCCCGGCTTTCATTCGCGCCCCGCGCCGCTGCTAACCGCCGCCTTGAACAGCGCGAGCTCGGCGACGCGGATCGTCACGCGCACGCCGCTCGTCGCCTTGTCGGCATCGCGCCACCACGGCATGACCGCCTTGACCCAGCGCGAGTTGTCGTCGGGCAGCACGCGCGCCGCGACGAGGGCGTCCAAAATTGCCTTGGTGAAGTTGTCCGCGTCGCGAGTGCGGTTGTTCGGTGGGGTGAGCTCAAGCTTCACGACCACCGGCTCGCGCATGAGTGGGATGCGCGCCGCGCAGATGCGCACCTCGGCCTCGCGGCGCCATCTGCGGTACGCAGGCGTCGGATAGCGCAGGGCGTACCCGCGCCCCGGCACGATGCGGTGGGCGAACAAGTTGTTGCTGGAGAGTGGGAAGGGCAGCCACACGCACCACTCGCCTTGCTCGCTCTTGGCAGCCGACGCGCGCGCCACAGTGGGCTGAAGCTCTTTGCGCTGCGGGACAACTACGGGTTGCGCAACGGATTTCTGCTGATTAGGCTGCATCTTCCTCGTCCGTGGTGCGGGAGTGTTGCTGGAAGAGGGACTGCTCTGGAGACAGCCCGAGCGCGTTGAGCTCGGCCTGGATCTGCAGGAACCGGGAAGGAGGGATGACACCTCTATTGATCCAAGCCGTTACAGCCGGCGGGCCAATGCCCAACCGCTCCGCGGTCGCGCCGGTCCCGCCGAGCGCCGCCACGATTTCACGCACCGTGCTCAGGACACGCGAGGTTTCGTCACAATGATTGGACATACGGATGACAATAATTCACCGCAGATGAATGCGTCAATCCTCACGACGCCTACATGGAGCGCCGCAAGGAAATTGAATATTCATGAGTTCATGCCGCGTGGATCTCGTCCCGCCCGAAATGTCGCTGTTGGAAACCGTCTCCGCCTCGCGCGGATGGCGATCGATTCTCGTGTGAGCCAGGTCGATTTCGCCAAGGCCGCCAACATCCGCAGTACGACCTACAATCAATGGGAGACCGGCGAGAACTTCCCCGGCCTTGAGTACACGCTGGCCCTTTGCGACCGCTATACCGGTCTCACGCTGGACTGGATCTATCGCGGCAAGAAGGAGGGGATGCCCTCCTGGTTGAGCAACGCCATCACCGTGCTCGAGGAGGCCGAGCGCCGCTCCGGGGCCGCTGCCGCCGCAATGAAGGTCGTGCAGCCCCGGCGTCAGCGCAAGTCGGCCTGACACCCGATAGCCCAATCCACTCAGGATGACGGCGCGCTGGCCGTGGGGCAACTCGCTTTCCGTCGCCAGCTGAGGAATGCAATCCATTGCCGATGAATATTTCCCGTTGACAATTCATCCTGGGTGAATTGTTATTGGCCCGTGCCCACCGTCTCTCCCCATACTCGCGGCGGGCATCGCCGGCGCCCCTCAACGTGCCTCGGGAGCCCGGCGCCCTCTAGCCTGGCCCCAGGGTGCTCGCCCGCACCGACCGCCCTGGGGCCGCTTCCAAGGCCGCCCCATGTCAAACCTGACCGAGGCAATTGTTTCTCTCAATCTTGCGACCGCCGCCGAGCTCGAGGAGATGCCGGCCTCGCAGCTGCATCGGGCCGAGCGCACGCTATGGCGCTGGTACTTGATGGCGCGCCGCTGCAAATCGCGGCTGGGAAGTCAGAAAACGGCCGACGAGATAGTCGCCGACGCCGCCGCGGCGCTGGCGCCGAAGGAGGGCGTGCTCGACCAGCTCAAGCGCGGCGAGCGCAGCCCATGACCTTCCGGCTCGCGGGCCTGGGTATCTCGTTGCCCGCGAGCCCTGGAGGAAGGCGGCGCCCGCCTCAACAGTCCCAGCGGGCGCCGTCCTTTCAGTCCTTTGTTGCTTGTGTCGCGAGCGTGGAATGACGACCCAGGACGACAACAAAATCCTACCCTTCCCGGGCGCCAAGCCGCCTCCGCCAGTCGCCGCGATCAGCGCCGCCGCCAGGGCCGACCCCTTCGGCTTCTCCAGCCAGGCGCTTGCCCTTGTCCAGAGCCAGGAGGCGATGCGCGTTCTTTGCCTCGAGTTCGCGGCTGGCCACATCGACCACACCGCGCACCGCGTTGCCTTCGGTCCAACCGAGACCTACTCGCGCACCGCCGTGCTGGCGCTCCTGCGCATGCTTGCGGATGCCGTGCGCCGGTACAAGGACCCGCGCAGCGCCATCGACAACCCCGCGCCCGACGACCCGGCCGCACCCACGGGAGGCGCGGCGTGAGCGACGTCTATGCCTACTGGCGCGCAATGAACGCGGG